CAAGAGGGCGTTTACGACCCCAACATATTTAAAGCAATCTTCCTAGCAGGGGGGCCTGGTAGTGGTAAGTCGTATGTTGTTCGTAGAACAACTGGTGGACTTGGTATGAAGATTGTTAACAGTGATGATGTCTATGAGAAGATGCTTAAGGATGTAGGATTAGATACTACACCAGAAGATATCTACTCACCCCAAGGACAAGAGATTCGTGGAAAAGCGAAAAAGACTGTCAGAACAATGCAAACAAATTACATTGAAGGCAGACTTGGACATATCATTGATGGTACTGGTAAAGATTACAGTAAAATTCAAAAACAAGTTGCAATGTTAAAAGGACTTGGATATGACTGTTATATGATATTCGTTAATACCTCTTTAGATACTGCACAGGAACGTAATGCACAACGTAAACGTACCTTACCAGAAGATGAAGTCGCAAAAATGTGGAAAGAAGTTCAAACTAATATTGGACAGTTCCAGAGATTGTTTGGTAACACTAATTTTGTCATTGTAGACAATAATGATGCTGGTGAGGACATATTCAATAAGGTATGGAAACGATGCATGGTATTAGTCCGTAAGAAGGTATCAAATCACATCGCTAAACGATGGATTAAACAAGAATTATCTAAAAAGAAGAGATAATTACCCTCCAAAATCACTAAAATACTTAAAACCCTCGTTTTTCGGGGGTTTTTTGCCTTTAAATAGGCAATAAATGCCTTGACATTTGTTCTAAAAACATGTATAATAATAGTATATTATGAAGAAAGGATTGAGAATGAAAATATATTTAGATATGGACGGCGTGATTGCCGACTTCTTTGGTGGTATAGAAGAATACTTTGATGTTCCACATTGGAAGAAAATACCAAAAACTGAGGAGTCGATACTGTCCCTCAAAGGTACTGATTTTTTTAATACATTAAGACCTTATGAAACATCTACTGAACTAGTAGATTTTGTAAAAACACTAACAGACGATTGGGGCATATGTTCTTCACCATTAAGAGGTGATAGAGACAACTCTGCATTCTGGAAAAGAACTTGGTTGACTAAGTATGGTTACATGCCTAGTATTGATAACCTTATCTTTACTGGACAGAAAGAACACTATGCTGTTAATAAGTTTGATGGTTCACCAAACATATTGATTGATGATAAACCAGACAATATTACTAGGTGGATTGCTAGTGGTGGTATCGGTATTAGATACCAAGCAAACGAAGATAGTATTACTACTATCAAAAGAAAATTACAATTTGCAATTAAAGAAATGGAGATAGACAATGTTTAAATCATTAATGTGGTTCGGCGTGTTCGTTTTTGTGATGTTATGGTTACTAGCAAAGTTTGCTGGTTTATAAGCCAAATAAGCCTTGACATTTGTTATGAAAACATGTATACTGTAAGTATAGAGTGAAAAAAGAGAGGATATATTATGACTAAATTTGTGAAAGAAGAATTCAATTGGGACGGTATGTACTTAATGTACAAAGGTAACTTTGAAGGTGCTAGAATGATGATGGATGTACGTCCAGATGCTCATCCTAGTTGGGAAGGTAAACTGATGCCTGCGTTTGTTGCCCGTTTTAAGTACGGTTACAAACCTTGGAAAACATGGGTAAACTTTCTTGTGAAGAATGCAACTGTTGAGGAGTACATGAAACTCGCAGAAGATACTTCACCTAGACAGGCAATGGAAACACTTGGATATACAGGAAAATAAGGGAGAGATTATGATAATAGAGAATAGTAAAAAAGTTAGTAAAGGTGGTGTTCAATACGCCAAAGGTAATCGTGAAGGTAAGTGGTATAAACTTGCTGAAGATGATTTGGATTACAACACAAAGTTTGCCTTTACAGAACAAGAATTGCGTGACGAAATAGATGCAATGGCAAAAGTTTTAGGGGCGCATAAAGTAACCCTCTGGAACGCAATATAAGGAGAGAGACATGAAAGACCTTTTTGGAAGTATATTAGTTATTTTTGGTTTGATGGCGATGGCAGGTTCTGCTGGAGACTGTGATGGTAAGTGCATGGAATATGCAAATACATGGAGTGAAATGATGATGGCAGTAACCATCGGACTTTCTATGTTTGGAACTGGTATCTTTATACTATTCAGTTCCAAATAACTATTGACAAGCCACCATATTTGGTGGTATAATAAATTATATTATGGAGTAAGTATGAAAATTTTGAATTTTGAAGCATCGGATATGGTATCTGTAAATGGGACTAGTTTGCAAGGACATCTCACTACAACTTATGATAGGTTGGTAGAGATATTCGGGCCACCTCAATTTACAGATGCCGATCCTTATGAAAAAGTTGCATGTGAATGGACTGTTGAAGCAGAGGTACAAGATGAGATAGACTCAGATTCTACCTACTACAAAAACTTTACAGTCTATTGTTGGAAGTATGGAAGAATTCCTACTGAAGAATGCGAATGGTATGTAGGTGGAAAGGACTTTGAATCGTGGAGTGTTGCAGATGACATCATTAACGGAAAAGTCTAACGAATTGTTGGGACGGAGACTTGATGCAGTAAATGAACTGCTAAAGAATCCTAATCTTAACAAATGGGCAGTTGACTATTGGAGTCTCGTACATGCCCGTCTATTGCGTAAATTTCACGATACAGAACATGTTCCTTACATGGAAAGGGAAAGTATCATTTATGCACATACACCACCATTTGACAAGGTAAAGTAATTATGAGCGGTATGCATTTGATGCCTGTGTACTATAATACCAACAGTACACGCAAGAAAAAGAAAAAGAAAATCAATCCACAGAAGTATGAAACTCAGTGGAGAGCTCACAACAAGTTTCTAAAGTCTATACGATGTTCAGTTGTTACACTGGATGAGTATATCGACTACGTTCAAGGTAAGGTTAAGAAACCTAAAGGGGAAAAGTGTTACGGTAGCACGAGTGATTCCAAACCACTAGGACGAGGTTCAATTCCTTGTTCCCCTGCCATTCGACAAACACCAGACTATCCTAGTCTATCCAATAACATTGGTGGTGTTGCAACCAAAAAAGAAGTTCCAGTATATACTGGTAATGCTGTCATAGGACAAGCATATAATAAGGGGGGACTACAAGTTCTCTCATCACAAGAAGCGAATGACCCTATGACGGGCAAAAGGAGATAATAAATGGCGTTTCAAGTACATAAACAAGGTAAGTTGTGTGACCAGTTAGAGGCACAAGCATATGATTGGGTAATGCATGATGTTACAGAACAATATGGTGTTGAAAGTTTTGATGACTTAGGAGTAGAACAAGTCAATGAGATTGAAGAATACCTTGAAAATGATGATTGGAAAGAGGACTATGTGCAAATGGCACTACGAAGTCTGATTGACATGCATGAATCACGGCAAGAGGAGTATCAGTAATGCGTGAATGGATATATAATTGTTGGAACGTGGTAATGAACCACGAGAAGAACCCATTGAGTGCAATACCAGATTTTAGTACACGACATATGATTATGCAAGTATTGGCATGGATGTGGTGTATAGTATTCGGTATTATTGTCGGTAGTATGTATGCTGGTGTATTCAGTATGGTACTTCACACATTAACACTTGGTGCAATTGCAATTACGGTTGCAACATTTGAAACAGCAAAACGCCGTCCACATTTCTTTGGTGGATTTGGTAGAGGAAAGGGTGGAGAACACGAATAATGGTTAAGAAAATAGAAACAGTGTTGAAAAAAGTCGAAGTTACTTATATTGAGGAAATCGACCACGATGACGTTGAGAAACCTAGAAAGATTAAGGTTGTTACTGAAACAACTCAATGGTTTCCTGCTTCATCATTGACACATAAAAATCCTATTAAATCGTATACTAGTGAATACCTCTAAATAGGTGAATGAAGGTGGTGAAAATTTTATATGATGATTGTCAAGAAAATAGATTACAGAGTTGCGACACTATTCGTACAGGAACGTCATTACAGTCCAGTAATGCCGAAACTAACTAAACATCATCTAGGAGCATATGTTGATGAAGAACTGGTTGGAGTACTAACCTTGGGTTGGGGTACTAATCCAATGGGAACTATCAGAAAGATGTTTCCTACACTTAGTACATCTGACTATTTTGAAATCGGTAAAATGTGCATGGATGAATCTATGCCACGCAACAGTGAATCACAGATGCAAAGTCTGACTATACAATGGATGAAGAAAAACACACCAAACGTCAAATATCTCTACACATGGGCAGATGGTATCGTGGGTAAGCCTGGATATGTCTATCAATCTGCAAACTTCCTTTATGGTGGTTTTATATGGAGTGATGTGTATGTTACGGATGAAGGGGAGAAGGTACACTTCAGAACCATTCAACGTAAGATGAAAAAAGAGATGAATAGACACGACACCAAATACGGCCCAAGACCATCTGATGAGAAGATGGGTGAACTTGGGTTTTCTCGTGTTTGGGGTAAACAATTCCGATATATCTATCCACTTAATAAGAAAGCAAGAAAGTTCTTGAAACAATCTACTATGGAGTGGAACTTAGACTATCCTAAAGACAAGGATTTGCAGTGGAAGATGAAACGCCCAGGCGAGACTTCCTATACTATATCGGACACTATGCCATATGAACACAAAGGGGATAGTGTAGACCATAACAAAAGTAACGTGAATAGAATTGCTGATAAACACGGTACTGCAACCTTAGAGGGATTCTTTTAAATGAATATATTACACAGAATAGATGTTCTTAAAACAAAACACAAAGATTTACATGCAAGAGTAGAAGCTGCAGAAGCAGAGAATGCACCAGACCAGTTTCTAACGAGTATGAAGAAAGAAAAACTTAAATTAAAGGATGAGATTGACCGTCTGGAGTCTGGATGGGCAGGACAAGATGGGGGGTTAGAATATTTTGGGTAAGAAGTATATACATGTCAATCAACATAAGATAAGGGCGAATAAGAAACATGGAACAGACGAACCAGTTATCACAATCAAAGAAGGTCGTAGTAATACCTATTGTCACGAGGTGCGAATACTTGGAGACAGTGTTGTTAGGTATGGGGGGAATGATAAGCCTATCCTTTCTTGCGGCGCTCGTGTTGTCATAGAAACAGAAGGAAAGGTAGAAGTAATACGATGAGCGGTTTATATTACAAAT